GATCCTGCTGAACCAGCGGACCCTGAAGTTCCTGTACTACCAGAAGACCCTGCACTACCTGCTGATCCTGCACTACCTGAAGTTCCAGCCGATCCTGCTGAACCAGAAGAACCAGAAGAACCTGCAGTTCCTGAAGTACCTGAAGTACCTGATGATCCTGCACTTCCGGCGGACCCTGCACTTCCAGCCGATCCTGCTGATCCGGCAGATCCTGCAGTTCCAGATGTTCCAGAAGTTCCTGATGTGCCTGCTGATCCTGCACTTCCAGCCGATCCTGCACTACCTGCGGACCCTGCACTTCCAGCCGATCCTGCTGAACCAGCGGACCCTGCACTTCCTGCTGATCCTGCACTTCCTGCTGATCCTGAAGATCCAGATGTTCCTGCTGATCCAGATGAACCAGTTGTTCCTGAAGTACCAGCATCACCTGTTCTTGCAAATGTAACTACGGTACTTTGTTCATCATCAAAAAATGCGGTTTGGCCACCTATATGAGTAACAGTTAATTCTTGAAAATTCCCTCTATCAACTACATCTGTAATAGAAAAAAATGTAAAAGTCTCAGAGAATGTTCTCTTGGCTAGTCTTACATGCCCTTTTATTGCAGATGTTCCTGTATCAATTTGATCTAAAAAATCTGCTATTTCTTGAGCATTTTGATCTGTTTCATAAATTGCGATTCTAGTAACTGTTGAAAAATTAGTTGGGTGAGTTTGACCACCTGCAACACCTACTTGTATTTCTCCAGATGTAACACTAGAATTGTTGTGTCCTGCATAAACATCTTGTTCATATTCATATAGAAATGAAGCGCCTCCAAAAACACCATCTTTTCCAGAAGACCCTGCAGTTCCAGATGTTCCAGACGATCCTGATGTGCCTGCTGATCCTGCCGATCCTGCACTACCTGAAGTTCCTGCCGATCCTGCACTTCCAGCCGATCCTGCACTTCCAGCCGATCCTGCACTTCCAGCCGATCCTGCACTACCTGAAGAGCCTGTTGTACCAGACGATCCTGAAGTTCCTGCTGATCCAGACGATCCTGTTGTTCCAGACGATCCTGATGTGCCTGCTGATCCTGCCGATCCTGCTGAACCAGAAGAACCTGCAGTTCCAGATGTTCCAGAAGAACCTGCAGTTCCAGATGTGCCTGCTGAACCTGCTGAGCCTGATGTGCCTGCTGAACCTGCTGAGCCTGATGTGCCTGTTGTTCCAGATGAACCAGAAGATCCTGCAGTTCCAGATGTACCTGAAGATCCTGCACTTCCAGCGGATCCTGCACTACCTGCTGAACCAGATGATCCTGATGTTCCTGCTGAACCTGATGTTCCTGCCGATCCTGCTGAACCTGATGTTCCTGCCGATCCTGCTGAACCTGATGTTCCTGCCGATCCTGATGTTCCTGCACTACCTGCTGATCCAGAAGACCCTGTAGATCCTGATGTTCCTGCACTACCAGCCGATCCTGCACTACCTGAAGTTCCAGATGTTCCTGCACTACCTGCACTTCCAGCCGATCCTGCTGAACCAGAAGTCCCAGCCGATCCTGCACTACCTGCAGATCCTGCACTTCCAGACGACCCTGTTGTTCCTGCACTACCTGCACTTCCAGACGACCCTGTTGTTCCTGCACTACCTGCACTTCCAGCCGATCCTGCTGAACCAGAAGTCCCAGCCGATCCTGTACTACCTGCGGACCCTGCACTACCTGCAGATCCAGATGAACCATAAAACTGTCCATCAGCACCAGAAGTTCCTGCAGATCCTGCACTACCTGAAGTACCATCTATACCAGAAGTTCCTGCAGATCCTGCTGAACCTGAAGTACCATCTATACCAGAAGTTCCTGCAGATCCTGCACTTCCAGCGGACCCTGCAGATCCTGCACTTCCAGCCGATCCTGATGTACCATCGACTCCTCTATCACCTGTTCTTGCAAATGTAATAAGTAAATTTGTAGAATTATCAATTGATGAAACTGAGTTTGAAACGAGAGAACAATTTACTACAAAATATCCAGTAGGTTGTGTTATAGAATCAATTGTAAATAATAAAAAATCACCAGGTATACCTCTTTTTACTATCCTAAAATGCCCTTTAATTTGACTTGTAGCATCATCAATTGTCTGTAAAAAATCAGAAATATCTTTTGAATCTTGGTCCTTATTATCAATTAAAAGTTTTGTAACATTAGTATAATTTGAATTATTTAATTTAAGAATACCAGTACCTGGATCAGATTCAATAGTATTTGTCGAGAATTGATATCTAAAAGTAATACCGCCAAAATCGCCATCTGCTCCAGATGTTCCTGCACTACCTGATGTGCCTGCAGAACCAGCAGATCCTGCACTTCCGGCGGACCCTGCACTGCCTGATGTTCCATGAGTGCCCAAAAAAGAACCATCAACACCATCAACACCAGATGACCCTGCTGACCCTGCTGACCCTGCACTTCCAGACGATCCTGTTGTTCCTGAAGACCCTGCACTTCCAGCGGATCCTGCTGATCCGGCTGAACCTGCACTTCCGGTGGATCCTGCTGATCCGGCTGATCCTGATGTTCCTGCTGATCCAGACGACCCTGTTGTTCCTGAAGTGCCTGCACTTCCAGACGATCCTGTTGTTCCTGAAGACCCTGCACTACCTGATGTTCCTGTCGTTCCAGAAGATCCTGATGTTCCTGCACTACCTGAAGATCCTGTTGTACCTGATGATCCGGCTGATCCGGCTGATCCTGATGTTCCAGAAGTTTGACCTTCTAAAATAATTGATTTTAAGAGAACTTTTCCATCTACAACATATGTTATAGTTCCAGAAGCAGTAGAGGCAACAGAAGAGTCAATAGAAAATGTAAATGTAGTAGAATTAGTAACTGTAATATTAGTTTTTCTACCATTATAATCTGTAGGAGTAGCACCACTTATAACAACATCATCTGTTCCAGTTGTTAATTCATGAGCGGCCGAACATACCGCAGTTGCAGTACCACCTGTTTGAGTTAAAGATGATATTGTACCACTTATATCTTGTAACGAAAGACCATCTGTAGAAGATACCTTTATCGTTACAACATTTGAAACTGCATTTGAATTACCACCAGACTCATTAATAGTAAGAGGAGTTGCGGCCTGCCCAAATTCTAGATGAGAATTATTTGCAGTTACACGTAAAACTTCTCCAGCATTGCCTACAGATGTACTTACAACTTCTCTAGGTTCTAAAATAGAAAAAATTGCATTGTTTGAAGAATCACGTATTGAAAAATCATTACCATCAGTTGAAGCAAAACCCAATACTGCATTTTGCGTCCCTGTTCCTATAAGTAAACTTTGTGTACTATCAACTCGTAAACTATTTTTAATAATAATATTATTAGATTCGTCAACATCAATAACATCAGTGTTAAATCCAAGTGTAATTCGTTCATTAGTTTGAGTAACAGAAAATACAGATGTGGCTATAAGAGAACGAAACTGCATAAATGCAGTCTCTCCATCTTGGCGCATTTGATAAAAAAATTGCCCGGTATTAGTGCCCATACCAAGATTTTCACCGAATGATTCTTTACCACCTCCGCCACCACCTTGATATTCTCCCCAACCTATAGCACCAACTTTTTGAGCGGTGCTGGCGGCCTGAGAACCAACATTTTTTAAAGTATCTCTAATGGCTTTAATTTCATCCTCAAGAGGAACAATATTTGCTTCATCACCTTTTAACCCACGTTCTCCTTGAGGACCTTTCTCGCCTGGATCTCCTTTATCACCTTGAGGTCCCATGAGCCCTTGTACGCCCATTTTACCATCTATACCTGAAGGTCCTATCTGTCCTCTTGCACCTTGAGGTCCTGATTCTCCACGTTCTCCAGGAACACCTTTAGGACCTCTCGCACCTTTAATTTCAAGAACCTTAATTCTTTCTCCAGTATCAGGATCAAGAATCTCTTTGAATTCTTCTATTAAATCACGCTTTGCTCTACGAAATTCTTTTTGAGTATATGCAAGAGAGGCGGCTAGAACTTTTTGAAGTTCTAGATTCTTTGCTTGTTCTGAATCATTGCTCATTTATACTATTTTCGTACCGAGTTGAATACTTCGTTTAGTGTATCTTTCAATTCGTCATCATCATCATCTAGAATAGAATTGAACACATCTGTTACAGTTTCTTTTAATTCATTATCTTTTTTAGCGACCTCAAACTTTTCTTCTATCTTTCTATCTATGTCTTCTAAAATAATAGGTTTTTCAAGATCAGGTTCTGTCTCATTATACATTGGCATTCCACCTGCCTGCGCCCCTTCTTCATCCCTATTATATCTTGGGTCTTCAAGTTCAGCCCCAATTGCATCATCAATCTCTCGTATTTGATCATCGGTTTGTCGTAAAATAAATTTACGTATATACTCATGTGAATAATATTTACCAGCATAATCAGAAAGATCTCTCAATAAATTCATACGATCTTGCATTAATTCTGCATGTTTAACTTCTGCAAAATGACTATCATTTTCAAATGTATAATATACATTTGTTTTAATTTTATTCCAATCTTCTTTTGATAGAATACCTTTCAAAGTCAATTGTCTTTCTAAGCAATCTTGAAATAAATTTGAAAATTGAGTTTGAAGTTTATTTACGAAACGTGTAAATTTAACCTCATCTCTTGATATTTCCGTTGCTCGACCAATCGTATAATTTGCTTCCGATTCCAATCTAGAAATAGGAACACTTAATGATTTATAGAGTTTCTTTTGGAAATAAAGTATATCTTCAATATCTCCAAGATTTTGCCCACCAGGTAATGTTGATATTTCGGTTCCTCGACCACCTTCTCGTCTAGGTAACCAATAGTCTTCCATCATAGACATATGCTTTCTGTCATCTCTTATTTCACCCGTATTCGCATCGTAAACCAGTTTATTACGATACTTAGACATTAAATCTCTTAAATATTGTTCTGCTTTAAGTTTAGGAAGATTTCCAACATCAATATAAAAAATTCGTCTTTCGGGTGCCCTAGATATCCTATAGATAACCATTGCATCTTCAAGCATTCTCAACTGATTGAGTGGTTTTATTGCCTTATGTAAATATGAAAGAACCATTGTTCTTGCAGTATTTAATAAACCGGAATGTGTATATAGAATAGCATCTGGAGCAATACGTATGCCTGAGGCGGCTTGTCCAAACGTTGTAGCATAAGATGCCTGCCCTTGTCCTTTGTATAACCCTCGTTCATTATATACAAAAAATTCGTTTGCAACTGATGCTTGGCTTGGATATGGAACAGATTGTGTAGACCCTTCTTTTTTCTTAGATTCTCGAACTTTTTTTATCTTTCTAGGATCTAATACTCGTAATTCTTGTATGCCTCTTTTAGGTTGTTTCTCATCAATTACAATATGATAATAACATCTACCATCAACATACCATCTCTTAAAAATTTCAACTCCCTTTTTATTGAAATCTAAAAGTCTAGTAATTTCCTTAAATTCAGTTTCTATTTTTTCTTTAATGCCATCAGATATATTGACATTATCTATATTAATCCTAATAGGGGGAACTTCATGAGATGTGACTATGGCCTCATTTACTACATCATCTATGGCGGCTTCAACTTCCGCTTGAAGTGCCATTTCACGATAACGATTAACTAATTCAAATTCTGTTTTGATTGATGCATCGGTATCTACATACGTACCATAGACACCTCCAGAAGATACAGGCAGGGCGCCATCATCATATTCTGGTTTAGCAAAAGATTGTAATGAGGTATTTGCGGTGTTAGTTTTACCTATAGTAAAACCAAATAGTTCAACGGGCATAATAAGGTCCTGATAATGGGTGAATATATAAAAAACATTTATAGTTCTTTATATTTATTCACCCACGAAATCAGAAAATCAAATTAAGTAATATTTACTGCTGATATTCCCGTAGCAGTCCCCGGTTTTGATTCCCAATAATCAAAAGTAAAAGTGCAAGTAAATTCTTCAATTGAATCATTATCACCCCAATCAAGAGTGATTTCAGAAAGGTCCACTGGAAAAATATTTTGAAATGTATAATTTCGGAGAACATTTGATGCATTTTTACCTAATTGTTGCACCGTTGCCGTCCCAAAATATCCATTAATGGCGCCAGTTGTTATTCTTTGATTACCTTCATGTGAATTTATCTTCATCATCCATTCTTCAAGTCTTGCTCGTACTTTAAAATTCTCATCATTAAGGACTGTTACAGTCCAATCTGCAAATGTTCTATTACCTGCAAATTTAACTTCACGACCAAAATAAGGGGTAACTACCGTACCCATAGTGGCTCCAGGTATGGATGATGCTCTAATAAAAAAATGATCATTTACTGAATCTAGAGTCCAATAATTAGTAGCACCTGTAATGCTAACTTTAAATAAATTAGGTCGTGCCCCATCACCCGTCATCTGCCTTTTAAATGTTGATACATTAAATGCCATTGAAATTTCTCCTTTTAAACTGCGTTAATTACTTCAGAAAATTCAACTCCAGAAGCAACGGCAACAAAGTTGAGACTGATGAAGTTAATTGACCTACTAGGTTTAATGAATATATCACCTCTAAATTCGTTTCTATCAACAACTACAGGTGGATTGTTAGACTCATCACATACAACTTTAAAATCTGTAATACCTCGTTGTGCCTGAACATCTCTCAAAAATGGTTCAATTTGCGAAATAAATTGCGCCCTTGTAAACTCATCATTAAATTCGAACAATGAAAATTGTGCGGCATTAGCAATTGCTTTTTCAAGTATAATAAACAATCTTCTTACATTAATTCTATCAAATGCAGAAGGTTTTGCTAACAGAGTTTTATCTCCAAACAATATTGTTCCTTGCCCAGGAAATGAAACAACAGGATTAACACCCTTTACATACAAATCATCTCTCTCGGTCTGAGTAGGATCAAAAGCAAGTTTTGTAACATTCTTAACATTTCCTCTATTAAAACCAGCAGGAGAAATATAAGGATTGATATTATCAGATGATGCACATAATCCTGCAATATCTCCATTCAATGGAACATATCTAAACACTCCATTAAAACGATCTAACATATATTTATAGTTACCATCCATCACTGCATAACTTGAACTTGGAAGTTCATTTCGTCTTGCAACAACATTTGTTACTTCATTTCCCGTGTCATTTACAACATCAGAAGTTGATGGAGAAATAAATGCTACACAATCTTTTCTATTTTCTGCGACTTCTTGTATTAGAAAGGTTGCTAACGTATTTGATGCTTCTCCAGAAAGTACAAAAGAAATGTCTACTTTATTTGCATCAGACATTTTCTTCCAACCTATAATTCTATCAGCATCAGAAACATTAAAACCATTGTTACCACCAGAAAAACTTTGAGTAACCATTCCATTTGCTTGAGCAGAAGCAGAAAAAGTTCCTCTAAAGGAATTATTAGATGCAGTATTTCCAGATGCTAATGTTCCTCCCCATTCTATATTTTGTTGTACAGCACCACCACCATTCGTTCTAGAAAATGCATCACCCTCTCCAGGGTGATCTCCCCATCGAATATATTCAGAGTGATCATTGATATAATCTTTATAATAAATACTCTCTCCAGTCGATGAAATAGCACCATTTGCTACTGAAACTGCAGGAAATGCTTCAAGCACAGATTTACTTAAAACTCGTGAGGCTCCTCTTACATCTTTAGTTCCTGTCCAATCTCCATTTTCATCTACAAGAATAACATGAACCTCATCGTTCACATTTTTATTTCCTGTTGTCTTATATGCATAATCACTAGTTAAAGGTTCTTTTTCAAAATCAGATCTAAATTCCCATTCTCTAGAATATGCTTTATCCGAAAAGGCCAAAATATAACCTTGATCAACTGTCAAAGAATTATCACTTGCTATTGCAGTAACTTTTCTTCTTATATTTCCTGTTCCATCATTAACTGTAATAATATCACCAATATGAATTTGTTTTGTAAAGTGAGAATTTGTACCAGAAACTGTAGTTGGAGCAGATAATGAAACTGTAATAACACCCATCATATGACTTGATGGCTCCTCGAAAGCAGACCGTTTTTTTCTTGCTAAAGACACAGTTGTATCGCCACTTGTACCTATCAATGAACCTGCATTTGTTGTTGCAACAAATGAAGAGTTATTTGTAACTGCGGTTACAATACCGACATTAACACCACTTACAATAATATCACCAATTTCTAATTCTGCATCGGCGGCACCATCGGCGGCTGTTGTTGCAGTTATAACACCTGCGGCCGCTAATGTAAACGTACCATTCATTGAAATATCAGTATTTGGTGCTAATGATACGATATTATCTTGAACTTGCGTATTGGCTCTTGTTGCCATACACAAAGAAGTTTTAAATGTATTGCCTAAATCCCCTGCATGTTTTGCTAACCATGTTCTTCCATCGGTTCCAGTACCAGAAAGGGCGGCCGTGTTTTGATACTGTGCATCATTTTGAATCAATATTGAAGTCCCATTTGATACTGCATTTCTAGCATTTGTAGTATTTGCAGTTCGGACCATTCTAAGTGTATTTGCATATGTTAAAAAGTTTGCTCCAGTAAACCAATCCTGAAAATTATCTCCTACAGGTTTACCGAATCGTTCTACCATGTCATCTTCAGAAGAAACAGTAACCACTTCATTTAAAGGGCCCCATTTGAAAATTGAACATAAAGCACCCTGCGAAAGCGATAGAATAGGTACCCTAGTTGTCAAATCTATTTCTGCCGTTGATACACCTGGGCTTACTTGAAATGCCATGTTTTTCTCCTAATGAATTGAAGGTGTAATACTCTTGCTCTTTTATTTATTTTTTTAGGTATTTACAGGGATATTTTATTTATTATAATATAAATATAATCATGAATAAGGCGATTGAAAGATTTGAAAAAAAGATCTTAAAAACTGACGATTGTTGGTTTTGGACTGCTAGTAAAACAAAACAAGGATATGGAATGTTTTCATATGAAGGCAAGTCCATTCCTGCTCATAGATTCGCATATCAAACATATACAGGTGAAATTGGGGAAAAAATAGTACACCAAAAATGTAATAATACCTATTGCGTAAACCCTGATCATCTATACCTTACAACAAAAAGCGAAACTAGAGGAAAATTTTATATATTAAGGATAAATGAAGAAATGATTTTTAATGAATCTGTAAGATATCTAGAAAAATTATCAAAACTTAGACCAGATTTAGTAAAAGATATAAATGCACTAATTGACGAAATAAAAGATCCTAAAAAAATTCATAGAATGTCTGAATCAATATAACCTATTCTTCCCACAATTTTTCAGGAATAGAAAAATCTTTATTTATAACCCATTGTTCACCACCCATTGTTATAGTAGTGTCTTCTTCGAGAATACCATTATCTATAAACCCAAAGGGCATTACACTCTCTTCCATTTGTGCTAATTGTTCTGCATACAATTTTTCTCTAAGATCCATATCTGTAACTTCTTTATAATATCGTTGTTCGATCATCCAACCAAATAATACAAGAGTCATAACAAGATCATCATGGCACCCCTCTTCTGCTTGATAAGACTGCCCATGAGCAACAAAAGTTGTAAGTTCACTAATCGTGTCTAAATCATGTATAAGAAGTTTATCACTTTCAATAAGATCTTTCAAATTTGAACATCCTTTACGTTTGACTTCTTTTGTAGTTCTGACCCCAATTTGAGTCCCCCCTCCAAAACCACCTCCAAGTTGTTGCCCGGCCCTACCATTAATAGTCGCATGAAAAATATTTTCATATTCTAAATCATAATGTAATATATCAGCAACTTGTCCTCCAATATCATTTGTCTCTACAAGAACATATGCATTATTGAAATACTTTGCCATATTTTCAACTACACTCGGAAGTACCATTGGAGATATATTAGGATCTCTATATTTTGCACATTGAATATTAGGATATTTTGTAGTATCAATTACAGATACCGCAGAATAGTCTAATCCCCGCCCTCTAGCAACATCAACAATACACACATATGAATGAGATTCTTTAACATCTTCATATATTTCAAGACTATCTTTTTTGATTAATGGTGCTTTATAACTTAATAGTCTAAGTTTGGTAGCGGCAATTAAGGTATGTTGAGATCCAATAAATTCACAATCATATTCTTGAGCAAACTGTACTTCACTCGTATTACGAATAGTCTCATCTTTCCAATTTTCATCTCTTCCTGGAACTTGGGACCAATGAATATCAATAGGTATATAATCACTTCTTCCTTCTTCAGCATCATTCCAAAGTTTATAAAACATGTTCAACCCTTTTGGTGTTGAAACAATAAAAACTTTAGTAGTTTTACCAGAGGAAATTGTAGGATATACAGAAGTAAAGAATTGATCTGCGAGAGAAGGAGGATCAATATGGGCAAACTCGTCAAGGAAAATAATATTGAAAGAACTACCACGAACCGCAGATGATGAAGTAGACGATG